TTTTAATTCTGTAGGTGGTGAAGAAAACTATACACAGATGACAGAATGGGCAGCCGATAATATGAATCAAGCTGAGAAAGATGCTTTTAATCTTGCTGTTAATTCAGGAGATATGGCTCAAGCTAAACTAGCAGTCGAAGCCTTAAATGCACGTTACAAAAACATGGTCGGAGTAGAGCCAAACTTGGTTGGGGGTAGACCCTCAGAGTCTGTGGACACATACCAAAGTTGGGCACAAGTTACAACCGATATGAAAAATCCTGCTTATTCTAAAGACCCTGCTTTTAGAGCAACGGTAGAGAAGAAGCTAGGACGAAGCAAATTATCATAGTCTTCCTAACAAGGAAGCTATAAGTTCAAAACATCAAACCAAAGACTAGACCCTTGCGAGGATACTCATGTGTACGGTAGGAATGTTGGAACGCACTTTTATTTCAACTTTTTACAATAAGGAGACATTTATATGTCAAACGCAACTATATCAGATATCGGTAAAGTTAATAATACTGGTACTGCTGATGCTATGTTTCTTAAACAGTTCTCTGGGGAAGTATTAACTTCTTTCGAGCAGACTACTGTTACAGCCGACAAGCACATGATACGTACAATCGCATCAGGTAAGTCTGCACAGTTCCCAGTTATGGGTAGAAGTTCTGCTGCATATCATACCCCAGGAAATGAGATAACAGGCACAGCCCTAAATCACGCAGAGAAAGTTATTACTATTAATGACCTTCTAATCTCTAACCACTTCATTGCAAATATTCAAGAAGCTAAGAACCATTACGATGTTCGTTCTGTATATTCGTCAGAGATGGGTAGAGCACTAGCTTTCCAAATGGATAAGCACGTTCTTCAAACTATGCTTCAAGCTGCTGCAGGAACTGCAAACGTAGGTGACTCAGGTTACGAAGCAGGTACAATTATTACAGACTCAGATGCTAATACATCTGCTGCTTCATTAATTACTTCAATCTTTGATGCTGCTGAAGCACTAGATGACGGTTATGTACCATCAGAAGGAAGATTCTGTTATCTAAAACCTGAACAGTATTACCTATTAGCTAATGCTACTAATGCTGTTAATGTAGACTTCTCAGGTAGAGGTTCTATTGCTGAAGGTACAATCCCTCAGTTAGCAGGTATTAACCTAATTAAGACCCCTCATCTACCAACTGGTAACGTAACTGGTACTGGAGTTGATGCAGGTGGTGCAGGTGGAGCACAGGTAATTAACGCATCTAACACAGTTGCAATTATTGCTCATACTTCTGCTGTAGGTACAGTTAAGTTAATGGATTTAGCTGTTGAATCAGAGTACGACATCCGAAGACAAGGTACACTAATGGTTGCAAAGTATGCAATGGGTCATGGTGCACTACGTCCAGAGGCTGCAGTACAAATTCAAACTGCTTAATTTTAATCATAGCGAGAGTCATTCATTTGGCTTTCGCTTTTTTTTACAGGATTGATTATGTCAACTACACCAACAACAGAACTTGAAGCAGTTAACATTATGTTAGCTTCTATAGGTGAGTCTCCTGTATCTAGTTTAGATGATGCTCAACTTGTAGATGTATCTATTGCTAAGTCAATATTAGATGAAACTTCTAGGTCTTTACAATCTCAAGGACTTCATTGTAATACTGAATATGAATATCCTATTGTGCCTGATACAGATGGACAATTAAATGTACCTAGTAACTGTGTGAAAATAGACACTTCTGGTTCTACTAGTGATGTTGATGTTGTTCAAAGAGGTACAAGATTATATGACCGTAAGAAATTTTCCTTCACAACATTTGAAGGTACATATTATGTAGATATGGTTCTACTATTAGACTTTAATGATTTACCAGAGCACGTTAAGAGATACGTTACAGTTAAGTCTGCAAGAAGATTTCAAGGTAGATTTATGGGTTCAGATACTTTAGGTGGATTTACAGAAAAAGATGAATCAGAAGCTATGGTTTATTTTGAACAATGTGAAGCACAAACAGAAGACAGTAATATGTTACTTGATAACTATGATGTATCTAAAATAATAATTCGTGGAGCACCACGTAGAGCAATAAGGTGATGATATGCCTCTCGTTAGTACAGGACTACCTAATCTCTTAAATGGGGTTAGTCAGCAACCATCTACGTTGCGACAGACTACACAGGGGGAAAGTCAAGTAAATGGTTTTTCATCTATCATAGATGGCTTAATTAAAAGACAACCTACAGAACACGTTGCTAAAATTATAAACTCAGCCGTAAGTGGTGCAGCTATCCACGTTGTTAATCGTGATGAAGCTAATCAATACATTATTGCTATTACTGCAACTAGCAGTTCAGCCACTATACAAGCCTTTGATTTAGCAGGTAATTCTGCAACTGTTAACGTACCTAATGGTACAGCTTATTTACATTGTAATAACCCACAAACAGATTTAGCTTTCGTAACAGTAGCTGATTTTACTTTTATTGTTAACAAAACTAAGACAGTTGCCATGACTACTGCAACAGTATCTGGTTCAGTAAGTAGTAGTGTACAAGAATTTGCTGATTTACCTACAAATGCTTCTACAGGTAATGTATATGAAATACTTGGTGACCAAAATAATAACTTTGATAATTACTTTGTAAAAGCATTAAGTGCTAATACTTATGAAGAAACTGTAAAGCCTGGGATTATATATGAATTAGATAATACTACTATGCCTCACAGTTTAGTTTTGACTTCAGGTTCATTTACATTTAATAGACAAACATATGCTGATAGAGATGCAGGTGATTTAGATTCTAATCCTAATCCTTCTTTTGTAGGTAGAAATATTAATAATATATTCTTCTATAAAAATAGACTAGGTTTATTATCAGATGAAAATATTATCTTTAGTCAGTCAGCAGAGTTCTTTAATTTCTTTGCTACAACAGTAACTGCAGTTTTAGATGATGCACCTATAGATGTTTCTGTTAGTCACACCAAAGTATCTATCTTAAAACACGCAATTCCTTTTAATGATTCACTAACATTATTTAGTGACAACACACAGTTTAGTATTGAGACTAATGGAATACTAACACCTAAAACAATATCAATAGTACCTAGTACGGAGTTTGAAAATGATACAAAAGTTTCGCCTGTTGCTTCAGGGAACTACTTATATTTTACGTCTAAGCGAGGAGACTTTACGTCTGTTCGTGAGTATTACGTGGAGAGTGATACAGTCATCGTGGATGCTGCTGAAATCACGAGCCATTGCCCTAAGTACTTACCTAAAAACGTGGTTAAATTAGCCTCCTCATCTAATGAAGATATATTAGTAGGTCTATCAAGTGAAGACCGTTCTAAGTTATACATATACAAATGGTATTGGCAAGGAACAACTAAGCTAGTATCAAGTTGGTCTGAGTGGCATATGCACACAGGCTCAAGTGTACTTGATGTAACAATATTAGAGAACGATTTATTTATAGTAATAAGTAGAAGTGATGGAGTATTCATTGAAAAATTACAGCTTCAATATCCTAATGATTCTGGGCTTACTTTCTGCAGTCGTGTTGACAGGAAAGTTACAGTCTCAGGTTCTTACAATTCAGGAACAAATATCACAACTTGGACATTGCCATACGTCTACGACGGAACAGTTAAAGCAATAAAGTCTGGTGCATGGTCAAGCAGGAAGGGTACTGATATAACAGTAACCAGACCTACAACATCTACAGTTGCTGCTACAGGAGATTATTCTGCATCTACAGTAACTATAGGAATCCCTTATACATTCGAGTACCAGTTTTCAGAACAACACGTTAAAGAAAACCAAGGTAAACAATCTGTACAATCAGGACGATTACAATTAAGAACTATGAGAGTTAATTATGAAGACTCTGGTTTCTTTAAAATAGAAGTAACACCTGAAGCTAGAGGTACAAACATATATGAATTTAGTGGTAACGTAATTAATAGTCCATCAACAACTATTGAAGACGTAAACATTTCTGATGGAACATTCAGATTTCCAATTCAATCTAAGAATGACAGAGTAACAGTAAAGATAACTTCAGATAGTTATTTGCCATGTTCTTTTCAATCTGCTGAGTGGGAAGGTTTCTATACCATACATTCACAGAGGATATAGATGAATACATACATGATAGATGATACAACTATAGTGAGTATTGTTGAAGCTGACCCTATGGATGCTTTAGTTCTTGCACCACGTTTAAGAAAGCCTGACCTTATTGAAGTAACAGCAATGGGACATACACCTTTCAAAGCACTAATGGAATCTTTTGAATTACCTAATGCTGAAGTTTATACAATATTAGAAACTAAAGCTGAGACACAAGAATCTAAAGTTATAGCTATGTTTGGTATATCTGATTCAGTTGAAGTACCTGAATATGGTGTACCTTGGATGTTAGCTTCTAGTGATTTAGAAGATTACTCAAGACCTTTTCTACGTTATTGCAAAGATTGGATTAAAAAATTAGAAGATAAGTATGACGTTCTATACAACATGGTTCATTGTAAAAATGCTCAAGGTATGAGATGGCTACAATGGTGTGGATTTGATATTAAAACATCACGCACTTATGGTGCAGGGAGTGAAGACTTTTACCTATTTATAAGAGAGAAAAAATAATGTGTGACCCAACAACAATGGTAGTAATGCAAATAGCAGGAGCAGCAATGTCTTATATGGCTGCTGACCAACAAGCTAAAGAGCAAACTAGAAGAAATAATGCAATAGCTACAGAAGCTGACAGAGCCTATAAAGAACAAGTTAAGATGATTGATAGGCGAATGGATGAAGAAAAATTAGCATCAGTACAAGCTGAACAAGATGTGATGGTAGATGCTAGAAATAAAAAAGCTACAGCTATAGCTTCTGCAGGTGAGTCTGGTGTCGCAGGTATTTCAATAGATAGTATATTACATGAGGTAGATTATCAAGAAGGTACAGTTCTAAATAGAAACCTTACTTCAACTAAAAATACTATTGCTAAACTTAATGATGATAAAACACAAGCATACGCACAAATGGCAGGTAGATACAATTCTTTATCATCTGTACAACAACCATCATTCTTAGGTACAGCTTTAGAAGTAGGTACAGGATTAGCTACAGACCTAAAATTTGATTCAAACGGTGACTTAGCATTTAGAAACGCATAGGATTTATTATGGCAAAAGAAAGAATACAAACTTCTGATGTAAAAGGTTTTGGTTCATATACCAGTACACCTGCTGCACGTGGTTTAGATACCTTCAGAGGTGCTCCTCAAGTTAACAAAAACAACACATTATCACAATTAGCTACTGCCTTAAAAGTATCTAGTCAAAATCTTATGAAGACTGCTGTAGATGAAGAGAAACAAAAACAAAGATTATTACTAGCTAAGAAAGAAGTGTTAGCTAAAAGAATTAAAGCAGAGTCTGAAGGTAAAAAAATAGATGCTGTAAAAATTAAAGAGTTAGTACCTGAAGCCTCAGAAACAACTTCTATGGCTATTGCTGAATTTATGGGAAACAACCAAGCTAAAATAGATGCAAATAATTTTATTGAAAGATTAAGAAACGAAGAACCTGATATATTTAATAATAAAGTAGAACTAGATAAGAAGGTACTTGCAGAAAGAAAAAGATTATCTGATATGCACCAAGGTGCTGACTTTTATCAGAGTGGTGTACTTCAAGGATTTGATTCAGTTATAAGTCAAAACAATTCTGCATGGACAGCACAAAGAGCACAGTTTCAATTAGGTGAAGCTAAAAAATATATGTACGGTGAAGTCTATAGAAATCTACAAATAAATGGTGCAAAGGCATTTGAAAAAGATGGTGCTATTGACCAACTAGATAACAAAAACAAAAGAGTATCTCCATTAAATAATGCAGAAATGAAAAAGCAAATAGTAGATGCAACTGTAGAATTAGCTATAAATAATAAAGATACAGAGATACTAACTAAATTACCTAAGAAATACTGGAGTGGTGAAACAGCAAGTAGACTACAGGATACAACAAATAAAATTAATAAATTAAAACTTAGTGAGTTTACTGCACAAAAAACTGCACTTGCACATAAAAGAAAAGAGAATCTTAGAAACTCTAAAAATGAAATAATGAAAAATCACATTGAGCAAAAACCTACTACTTTAGACCCAAAAGACCCTAATTATGCTGAGTTAGAGGGTTATAGGATAAGTATTATGAATGAAGGTACAATACCACAACATAAAAGTGTAGCAGTATCAACAAAGTTAGAGTCAGCTATTTTAACTCATGCTTCTGAAGGTGGAACTATGAGTAGTATTCACTCAAGTCTTAATGATGAGTCTACAGAAAGTGAAGTTATTGACCACATCATGTCTAGAAATGACCTTCATCCTAGAGAAAAAACTGCATTGATTGCTAAAGTACCTACTTTATTTGAAGGTGCTAACTTAGTATTTAGTACAGAAGTAAATAGAAATTATGACGTGGGAATAAAAGAAGAACTAGCAGAGTTTATGAAGAGTGCATTTTCAGGAGCAAACAAAGCCCTAGGAATTAGAACTCAAAGTGTTGTTAAAGAAAAGTATTATAATACTATAAGACAAGAAGTTAAGGCTTACATAGAAACTAAAAAGAAAATTCCAAAGGGTGATGACTTTCTAAAAATTATAGAAAAAGCTGATAAAAAAGCAGGGGACTCTTTGAAGAGATTTGTTTTAGAAGCAGGTGGAATTTTAAATGAACCAGTTACTAATTTGTAAATTAAGGATGATTAAATGGCAGAAAAGAAATTATTTCGATATGAAGGAAAGCTATATAGATTAGATAGTTCTCTTTCTGATGATGAAGCCAAAACAAAAATACAAAATCATTTAAAATCAAACCCTACTACAACCACCAACACTACTAACACTAATAACAATTCTCAACAAGTGTCAACAAATGAGCCTATCTTTACTGATAGGTTTGAGGATAAAACCCCTGATGAATCTATATATGATGAAGACTTAATTAAAGATACAAAGTTTATAGAAGCCTCAAAGATACTTTATAAAATGAATAGAGGTATTACTTGGGGAGATAAGAAAGCTAAAGATTCTGTCGGTAAGTCTGATGAAGATGCTGCTAAGTATGGCATTGAGATGATGGGTTTCTTTAACTATAACTTACCTAAAATGGCTGTTGATGCTGCAAGAGTACATGGTGCATCTGAATCACAGAAACGTGCCTTTCTATACTTGATGGAATCTTATGATGACTTAGGTGTATCTTTGGCAGGAACAGGTAGATTTTTTACAGGAATATTAGCTGACCCTACTACATGGGCAGGACTAGGAACTTTTGGTTTAGTTGCTTTAGGTGGACAAACTGCAAAGATTGCTACTAAAGAAGGTCTAATGCAACTTCTAAAACATTCTGTAAAAGCAGGAATGTACACAGGAGTAGAAGGTGCTGTTTATGCAGCTACAGATAACGTAGCTAGACAAGTGGTAACAACATCTGTAACTGGAGAAGAAATAGATTCAGGTGAAGTTGCTAAAAGTGCAGCAGTTGGTTTTGGATTAGGTAAGGCTTTAGGAACAGGAGTTACCTTTGGTACTAAGTACGCAACTGCAGCTATAAAAGGTAAAAAGTCTAAAGTAAAAACTAATGAAGTTACTGAAGAGGTGACTGAAGAAATTAGTGAAGAAGTTACTGAAAATCTTTCTACTGCTAATAAAATTGTAGACGATACTAGCCCAGAAAAAATTAATACTAAGATGAATGATGTATTAGTAGAGTTAGATAAAGTTGCACCGTCTGGTAAAGTTATGGGATTAACAGAAGATGGAACACAAAGTCTAGCAAAATTAGAAGAAGTATCTAATAAAATTAACGAAGTATTACTAAAAGCTAGTGCAAAGAGTCCAGATGAAATTGTTGACTTTCTTAATAAATCTAAGATGGGAGAAAATCAACAGCAAGTATTACAAAAATCTTCACAGACTGTTGTAGATAAATATAATCAACAAACAGCAGAGTTAGTTAAGTTAGCAAGAAAAGAAAATCTTACACCTACTGAAGTAGAAAAAATAAGAAATACTATAGATAAAATAGAAAAACTAAAAGCACCAGTAGATAGTGTTTATATAGCATTATCTAAATCTGCAGCTAGAAGATTACGTCAAACTCAAAAGAGTACTACCACAGGTGAAGGTAGAGGTTTATCTATAGCTAATTTAATGGCTGACGAGGGATTAAGTAGAAGTCAAGCTGAAGTAAGATTCTTAAATATTATGGAAACAGCTAATAAGAAGGCTGACCTTGATGTAGAAGTTAGAAGATTAAATACACAGATTGATGAAGCTAATGTTGCAGGTAGACATTTAGAGGCTAAAGAGTTACGTAGAGAACGTGACTTACTAGTATCTGAAATTAAAGATGAAGTGTTATCTCAGAACCTTTCTGCAAAAATAGGAAGAGGGGCTAACGTAGCATTAAAAGGTGTTAACGAAGTTATTATTGGTAATGTTTTCTCACCTAAAACTATAATGTTAAACACAATTCCTTCTGCACTTAAAACATTTTATAAACCATTTATGAATAATTTAATGAGAGATGGTTTAACTAGAAAAGCCTTACGACAAATGTCATCAGAATATGGTGCAATAAGAGGTATATGGAAAACAGCATTACGTTCTGGTGTTGCAGCTTTTAGATACGAGAGAGCAGTTCTAACAGGAGACACAGCTAGATTTTTAGAATCATATAACGTCATACCTAAGAAGTATGGTGGTGGTGTTGTACGATTTTTTCCTAGACTTTTATTAGCAACTGATGCCATGTTTGAGCAAGTACTATATAGGCAATTTGTTGTAGGAGATGCAACTGCAAGAGCACTAGAAGATGCTGCTGCAAAGAAACTTAAAGGAAAAGACTTAGATGATTATGTAAATAAAAAAGTCAAGGAAGCTGTAAATGATGCTTATGATGATGCACCTAATGCTGCTGAATTATTAACTGATGAAGCTGTATCAAGAGGTGTAGTTGGTAGATTAGGTAAATCAGTAGACAAATGGGTATCAGATGAGTTAGCTAAGAATGGTGACTTAATGAAATCTGCTTCAAACAAAGCAGGTAAAGATTACACACTTGATGCTTTATTTAAGCGAGACTTTTCTGGTGAATCCTCTGTATCTCAACTTGCTAAATGGTATGAAGGTTACATAAATAGAAACCCATATATGAGATTGGTAGGTCAATTATTCTTTAGAACACCTATACGTGTGTTTGAAGAAGGTTTTAGATTGACCCCAGGATTAAATATGGTAATGCCTAACTTTAGGAAAGACTTAATGGGGGGAACAGGTGTCCCTATCCATAGACAAGTAAGAGCACAAGGAGAGGCTCTAACATCTTTAGCTATTGCAGGTTCTATATATAGTCTATATGCCACAGGTAATATTACAGGAGCACAAGGAAGAGATTACAAAATAAGAAGACAAGGTGAAAATGCAGGTGGCATAGAACCTTACACAATTATTATAGGTGACTCTGAGTTTAACTATCGTAACTTTGACCCTTTTTCTACACCAATAAAAATTATGGTAAATGCTTTAGAAGGTTTAGACGAACTTGCTTATAGAACAGAACAAGGGGAGCACGTAGGTGAAAATGAATATATGCACCTATATGATAAAAGTCTAATAGCTTTAACTGCAATACTTCAATCTGTAAGAGATGCTAACTTGTTTGCAGGTGCTAATGCAATCTTAGAATTAGGTGAAGACTTATATAAAGAAGATAGTGAAGGTGAGTTTATAAAGTTTTTTGGAGAAAAAGTACAGACTGCAGTTCCTAACACTTGGTATAAACTGCAACTACAAGACCATCCTGTATTAAATGACCCAGAAAATTTAGGTCAATATTTTATGAGTAGAGTAAATCCTAATGATTCTACTGTCCCTAAACAATATACAGCTTTAGGTGCACCTAGAACTTTAAGTAATCCTATGGGGGCTTTTAATTTATTTTCTACTACTTCTGCTGAACAAAGAAGAAAAGGTAAAGATGATAAAGAATTAGCTATAGAACAATACTTATATGTATTAGCTAGGTCTAACAATACTCACTTTACTGCACCATACAAACATAAGTTATTACCTGACGTTGACTTGAGAACAGAAATGACTTCAGATGGTAAAGAAACTTTGTATGACAGGTGGATGAGATATACCTATGAAGGAAGACTAAAAGAGGCTTTGTATCCTATTACAAAATCTAAGTTACCTATAGGTGTCCCCTCAAGTGAAAGTATTGCTGTTAAGAATGTAAAGAATATTATTAATACTTTTAGAGAAGTAGCAATGATAAAACTTTTAAATGAAGAAGCAGGAATCAAGAGGTCAACAGAGATGATTGTAGATAAGAAACTAAAAGCTACAGGAACTAATGACTCAACTAATTTACCATTTAACGTATTAAGGAAATAAAATATGTCTTTCGCACTCAAAAGGTACACAGGAAACGGTACACTTACAAACTACACAATACCATTTACTTATCGTACTGCTTCAGACGTTGTAGTAACGGTGGCAGGAACAGTATTAAATCTTACCACCCACTACAGTTTCCCTTCAGCTAGTACGATTAGTTTTGTCACACCTCCTGCTAACGGTGCTGCTATAGTTTTACGAAGAAGCACTAGTCAGGATGCAAGAATAGTAGACTATGCTGCAGGTTCTGTCTTAAAGGAATCTGACCTAGATAACGATAGTATCCAAGGTTTTAATATGGCTCAAGAAGCTATAGATATAGCCAAAGATTCTATCGCAATTTCTGACTCTAACAATCAGTTTGATGCCACCTCATTAAGAGTAACTAATGTAGCTGACCCAACGTCAGCACAGGATGTTGCAACTAAGAATTATTTAGAAACCACATGGTTATCTGAGGCTGACAAAACAAGTGTTAATGCAGTTAATAATAATTTAACAAACATTAATGCAGTAAAAGATAATGCAACAAATATTAATTTAAATGCAACTAATATTACTGTTATTCAAAATGCTTCAGCCAATGCAACACTAGCACAAAACTATGCTACAGAAACAGATTCAACAGTAACTGGTACTACTGATGATTCAGCTAAGTCTTGGGCAACTGGTGGTACAAGTACTTATTCTATGAGAACAAATGGTAAAGGTTCTGCTAAAGAATGGGCTTCATATACTACAGGTACAGCAAATGGCTCAGAATACTCAGCTAAAGAATATGCTGTAGGAACACAATCAGGACAATCATTAGGTTCATCTAAACAATGGGCTGTTGGTGGTGGTACTGGTTTTACTACATCAGAAGCTGTAGCAGGTGGTTTGTTTTCAGCTAAGTATTATGCAGAACAAGCAGCAGCTTCTAAGACTGAGTTCTCTAATGTTTATCATGGGGCAGCACCTTCAGACCCTACACAAGACCCTGATGGTTCTGCATTAGAAGCAGGAGATTTATATTTTAATACAAGTACCAATACACTTAAATATTACAATGGCTCAAATTGGGCAAACATAGAAGCTACAGACACAAGTTCTTTTGCAACTAAAGGTGTGGCTATAGCAATGGCAATAGCTTTATAAGGAAATAGAAATGTCACAATTATTTAGACGATATAAGATGAGAGACGTAGGAACTTCTGCTCAAGATGCACCTGACGGAACAGACTTTAATACCTTTGATACCATAGTAGGTATTCATTGTGCAAACAGAGCAACAACTGCAATTAACGTAGATGTGTTTATAACTACATATAATGATGATGCAGATGATGACCCAAGTAACAATCCAAATGATACATATTACCTAGTCAAAGGTGCACCAATAGCAAGTGGAGGTGCTCTACAGATATTAGATGGTGGAGCAAAAATTGTTGTACAAGACGGTGATAGACTTTGGGTGCAGTCAGATACTCCTTCATCAGTAGATGCTTGGATTTCAACAGTAAAAGCTATTAGTAACTAAGGAGAGTTCATATGCCATACATAGGCAATCAATCTACAAACTCGTACTCTTCTATGGTTAAACAAGATTTAACAGGAGCATCAGGTGCTTCAGTTACCTTGAGTCATCCTGTAGCTAATGCTAATGAAGTAGAATTGTACATCAACAATGTAAGACAAGAACCAACAACATCTTATACAACTAATGGTACTACATTAAGTTTTGTAAATTACACAGTTGCAGCATCAGATGATATCTACGTCATATTTTCTGGTAAGGCTTTGCAAACTGTAGTTCCCCCTGATGGTTCTGTAAGTACAGCAAAGATAGCTAGTAGTGCAGTAGACCTTACATCTAAGGTTACTGGTGTATTGCCAGTCGCTAATGGTGGAAGTGGTATGTCTACTGCTTTGGCACAGCAATGGAGATTAACTACTACTACAAATGAAAGTACACAAGCAGACGTTACTGCAAATTGGGAAGTAAATGATGGAGTTGGTTATGGTGGTATAGGAACGGGGTTAACTGAAAGCAGTGGTATTTTTAGTTTTCCATCTACTGGTATATATTTTATAAATTTTAATGCTCGTATAGTTATAACTGCTTCTGATGACGTTGCTAACTTTTTGTTAAAAGTTACAACAGATAATTCTTCTTATACATCAGTAGCTATAGCATCAAGTGGCAATAGTGGTAGTGATGGCAATATCAATGCTAGTTCTAATAGTCATCTTTTTAATGTAACAAACATATCAACTCATAAGTTTAAATTTAGCACATCAAGTTTTGCAAGTGGTACAGCTTTAAAAGGTGATTCAACATCATCAGAAACTGGCTTTACAGTAATTAAGTTAGGAGCATAGAGAATGGCATTAAGTAAAATACAAGCTGAGTCAATGAACTTAGCAGACACCTATGCATTTAGTGGAACTGTAAGTGGTACTAGTGTCGCAGGAAGTAATGCATTTTGTGCAAGAACAAGTGTTGCAGCTTGGCAATCAACAGTTGCTGATGGAACTATTCTTCTTTTTAATGATGTTTCTACTGGAGATTGTTTTGATACAGATGGGGTTTATAACACTTCAACTTATAAATTTACAGCCCCTGCTACTGGTGTTTATACGTTTTGGTTTTCAGTATATACAGCTGAAAATGAAGCAGCAAACGGTTTTACATTCTTAAAAAATTCTACAAAACTAAACTTTTCATTAACAACAAATAATAAATACATAAGTTTTTCTGGTGTAGGTACTGCTGACCATATTCAAACAGCTTCCATTATTCTTCCCTTAACAAGCGGAGATACTATGGCAGTAGTTACGGCTGAACAGTCAGATTATTATAAGGGTCGTTCTCAATGGGGAGGTTGCCGTTTGGCATAGGAGATTATTATGAATTATTTAGAATTAAAAACATGGGATAACGAACACAGTTCTGTTTGGAAAGAAATAGTTTCTAGGTTTGGTCAGTCTGATTATGACAATAAAACTAAAAGAACAAAGCATATGGCTACTCTAAAAGCAGAATGGGAAGCCAAAGCCTATGCTAGAAGTAGAGCAACTGAATACCCAACAATAGCAAATCAATTAGATGACTTGTATCACAATGGCATAGATGGTTGGAAAACAACTATCAAAGCTATTAAAGACAAGCACCCAAAGGAGTAAGCCATGCCCTACATAGGAAAACAACCCCTCACAGGGCAATTCACTAAGCTGACAGCCATTAGTGCAGGGGCAAATAGTTTAACAGACACTTACCCTTTAACTAAAGGTTCAGCAGCTTTCTTCCCTGCAACAGCAGAGCAACTAATCGTATCAGTCAATGGTGTTACTCAAGCACCTAATGATGCCTATACAGTATCAGGTTCAAGTATACAGTTTGCAGAAGACTTAACTACAGCAGATACAATAGATTATATCTTGGCTTTAGGAGAAGTTGGCAACTCAGTTGTGCCTACAGATGGTTCAGTAAGTGCAGATAAGTTCTCATCGTCTGTCTATAAAGACGGCATAAGGATTAATGGTAGTCAAGCTACTGATGACGTAACAATAGCTAGTGGAGAAAGAGCCATGGTTGCAGGAGACTACACCATTCCCACAAGCAGAACATTAACAGTAAATGGAGTATTGACCATTGTCTAAATTATTCGTTGACGAAATACAGCCTAAGACTACTGGTGGTATAATTACTTCTAATCCTAATAGACCATCATTTTTAGCACATAGATTGACTTCAGGTCTTCAACCTCTAGCTACTGCAACAAATGAAATAGTTGAATTTAACGAAACAGACGATAATACTGGTGGTCATTATAATACATCAAATTATACATTTACTTGCCCAGTCTCAGGGTTATATCAATTTAACCATTGGTTGTATGTTTATACTACAAGCCAAGCAAATACTAGGCTTTATATTAATGGTGTAAATAAATACAGATTTGCTTCAGTAGGAGTTCCTACTGCACAAAATCCACATGGTGCAGGGGGAAGTATTTCAATAAAACTTAATTCAGCTGATACAGTACAGTTATATGTTTGGTCAGCTAGTGCTAATGCAAATGTGTATGAAGGAAGTTCTCCTGAAAGGGCATCATTTTTTAGTGGTTATTTAATATGATAGGAGCATCATCATGAGTAGTAAACTAGGTGTGCAAAACATAGCACACACAAACGGCACAAATGCTATGACTATTAGTAGTGGTGGTGCAACTACATTTACCTCTGACCCTTTTAATAGTGTAATAGAAGTTTGGGATTATGGTACAACAAATGCATCAATAGCTAATGCAACAGTATTGAGTGGGTGGGCTAGACAAACTAGTGGTTTATTGCCAAATAAGAATGGTGGCATGAGTGAGAGTAGTGGTATTTGGACTTTCCCATCTACTGGTGTTTGGAGTGCAAGTATACAATTCAATATCCATGCAACTGGTGCTGTTCCTTGGGCAGGTATACAAATATTTCAAACTGAAAATAATTCTAGTTATACTAATGTAAGGTCAGCATATACAAACATTTATGCAAATGGCACTTATAGTAATCTTGTAATTAATTACATTGTTAATATAACAAATACATCTAATCAAAAAATAAAATTTGAAACTAATACTGCTAGTAATGTGATTGTTCAGACAACTGGTTCAGGTTCAGCCTCTACTTTTGTTCAATTTATTAAACTATGTCCGTCAGTATAGGAGGATAACAAATGACATCAATTCTTAAAGTAGACACCCTCCAAGATGCTAGTGGTTCTGGCACTCCTTATATTAAAGGTCATACTCTTCAAACAATAGTTCAACAAGAAGATGGTGCTACAAGTTTTACACAAAGTGGCACAAATGACATGATAATGTTAGCTTCTAATGCAGGAGATTCAACTAGTCATTTATCATTAAGCATTACACCAAAGTCAGTTAACTCTAAGATACTGCTTACTGCATGTGTATTTCACGAAATTAATCATGCAGGAAATAATTCAACTTTATGGAGTTTTTATAGAGACAGTACAAAACTTGCACCACCTATTGTAGGAAACAGAAGAAGTGGTATTGGACAGACTGCTATGGGTTATTGGGATAATGATGCTGCTAGTACTCCTGATGTAGCTAATTATTATTATTATGATAGCCCTAATACAACGTCAGCCATTACTTATACTGTATCTTTTCAAAATAGTAGTGGAAATACTGTACTGTATCTTAATAGAACAGTTAATGATAGTGATACAACTGGTTTTGAAAGAGGTATATCCATATTAATAGCACAAGAGATAGGAGGATAATATGCCACTCACCAAATTAAATTCAGCAAGTGTCATTGATAGGCTTCCAGTTGGGAGTGTGTTGCAAGTTGTTCACAATACAATGGATGGTGCTAATCCATGGATTGCTGCAAGTTCATTAACAAGTTATACAGATAATGGATTATCAATAAATATAACTCCAACTTCAACTAGTAGTAAGATTTTAGTTTTTGTGTCTACAAATATTGCAGTTTCAAAGTCAGCAAGCACAACGGCAGCTAGATATGATATAAGATTAATAAATAATGATGCTAGTGAAATAGCTTTTGAAGGTCGTTACATAGGAACAGATAATCAAGTAAGTGGTAATTTAAGTTTGCATGATACTTTTCATGGTTATTTTTCTCCTTCATCAATAAGTTCTCAAACATATAAAGTGCAAACTAGAATAGCAGGGGGTTCAACTGACTCAGCAACTTCCCTTTATTTAAAATGGTATGGTGGAGCAAAACACACAATTACTGCTCAGGAGATTAAACAGTAATGAAAATGGAACTAAAGCCTGAACTCCAAGTACAACTAGAACTTGATGCCCACGAGAAGGAGTGTGCCTTACGTTATAAAATGGTAGATGACAAACTTGTAGCACTTGATAAACGTATGTGGAGAATAGAAGCAATGATAATGGCAAGTACTATAACTGTAGTTGCCCTTATGATAAGTATAATTATGAAATAGAAAGTTAGCTAAATGATAGACCCAATTTCTGCTTTCGCTGCAATTACTGCAGGGCACAATACAATTATGAAAGCTATACAAATTGGAAAAGATTTGAGTTCACTTTCTCATGCTGTGGGAAAATATGCCCAAGGTGAAGCCCACCTTCAATTCGCAGAAACCCAAAAAAAGAACAGTAGGTTCTCCTTCGCAGAAGATTCAGCCATAGAAAAACATTTCAAGAAAGAACAGCTAGATGACATGAGAAACGAATTGCGTTCTATGTTCCTTCTATATGGAAAACCTGGGCAATGGGAAAGATTACAGTCTGAAATAGCTTCAGAAAGAGCCAGAATCAAAAAAGAATTAGCTATACAACAAAAGATAAAAGAAAGAAACCTAACCATAACTGTCGTAACTATTATCTTAATATTAGGTGGTATAGGAATGATTACTTGGATTAAATTTTTACAAGGAACATTATGATGTTTAAAGCATTAGTTGTAGCTTGTGCCATAGCAAACCCAAAGATGTGTATTACATTCGAGGACACTATGTACAAACTAGATACAGAACAGCAATGTATCGAAAGAGTTTATGAGATGCGTAAAGATATTGCACAAGAACTAAAAGATATGAAAGCTATAATGTACAAATGTATTCAATTAAGAAAAGGTAAGTTCACATGATACAAATACTAACAGGTCTATTAGGACTAGCAGGAAGTGCTGTTGATGGTTATGTAGAAACTAAGAAAGCCAAAGCAAAACAAAAGCTAGTTAAGATAGAAGCAGAAACATCCTTAATGGAAAAACAAATCACAGGTGAAATTGCTTGGGATGTAGAAGCCATAAAGGGTTCAAAGGACTCATGGAAAGACGAGTATTTAACAATTTTGTTTAGCATACCCTTACTACTATGCTTCTTGCCTTGGACAGTTGAGTATGTAGAAAGAGGGTTTATGGCACTAGAGCAAACACCAGTATGGTTTCAGTACACTTTAGGAGTCATAGTGTCGGCTTCATTTGGAATCAAAGGTGCAACAAAGATGTTTGGAAAAAAATAAATGGAGACAGTAATAGATTTAGTTTTAATTGGGTTGTTTCTACAGACCCTAACAGTAATAGGTGTTTTTGTTAATACAGGTATAAACATTGTGTACCGTATGAAAGAGAAGAAGGAGTCATGTAAATGTCAAAAATGAAGAAGCTAATGGAACAACTACATGAAGAACTAGCATATAAACTTTTGGAAACAGTACGTGACCCAGAGTCTAAGGCTAGTGAAATGAATGTAGTTAGACAATTCCTAAAAGACAATGACATGACAGCATTGCCTACTGACGATAATGTCATGCAGCAGATACTAAAAGATTTACCATTTGATGAGGAACTTGATTCAGTACAATGATTAACAGTCCATGCACCCAGAAATGTCACGTAAATCCAGACTTCGGATATTGCACAGGATGTTTTAGGACAGCCTCAGAGATTGCTAAATGGCAACAAGCAGATGATAGAGAAGCACTAGATATTTTAACCAACACAAAAATTAGAAAAAAGAAGTGGGAGAACAGATGTCACTATATGACAATATGAACAAAAGAAAAAAGGCAGGGACATCTCGTCCTAAGTCAAAATCAACAGTATCACCAAAAGCCTACGCAAACATGAAGGCAGGGTTTCCAAAGAAAAAAGCTAAGAAGTCTTAGTCATGGCTACATATGGAGGAGCAAGTGTATCCATAGGTAAACCATCTAGGATAGGCAAAGGTGAAGCAGGTTATGGTAGAAAGAAATCTAAAGTCTACGTAATGAACAACGGTAAAGTTAAGAAGGTTATGTTTGGTGACCCTAATATGAGCATCAAAAAGAATCAACCTTCTAACAGAAAAAGTTTTCGTGCTAGACACAACTGCTCTACAGCCAAAGATAAAACATCAGCACGTTATTGGAGTTGCAAAGCATGGTAAAAGATTTTAAGAACTTCCTGTATATGGCATGGAAGCATCTAAACCTACCAGACCCAACACCAATACAATACGACATAGCAGATTATCTACAGAACACCAACGAAAGACGTGAAGTCATAGAAGCATTTCGAGGTGTAGGAAAGTCGTGGATTACATCTGCTTATGTTTGTCACCAATTATTTCTAAATCCACAAATGAATATACTTGTGGTGTCAGCATCAAAGACTAGAGCAGATGACTTTAGTACCTTTACATTAAGGTTAATACATGAGATGCCTCTTCTTGCCCATTTAAGACCCAAGGATGGACAAAGAATGTCTAAGATATCATTTGATGTCGCACCTGCTAAAGCCTCTCACGCACCGTCTGTGAAGTCTCTAGGGGTAACTGGACAGTTAACAGGAAGTCGTGCTGATTTAATTATTGCAGATGACGTTGAGTCAGCTAACAACTCTATGACACAAATGATGAGAGACAAGTTAGCAGAAACTATTAAAGAATTTGAAGCTATTATAAAACCTAAAGGACGTATTGTGTTCTTAGGTACACCACAAACAGAAATGTCCATCTATAACTTACTAGATGAACGTGGATATAAAACTAGAATATGGACTTCTAGGTTTCCTGATGACCGACTAAAGGTAGCTATGGGTAGAAAACTAGCACCTGTCATTGCTGATAAAGAAGGACACGAAGGAAAACCTACAGACCCATTAAGATTTGATGATGATGACCTACTAGAACGAGAAGCATCTTATGGTAAGTCAGGATTTGCATTACAGTTTATGCTTGATGTAAGCCTCTCTGATGCCAATAAGTATCCTTTAAAGCTAAATGACCTTATGGTTATGTCTGGCTGTTCTACATGGTCTGAAGTCCCAGTAAAACTACAATGGGCATCAGGCAAAGAACAACTAGATGGATGTAAGCATTTACCTAACATTGGATTAAAAGGAGACTATTGGTGCAATCCTATGACGATATCCCCAGAGACTGCTGTCTGGGACGGAAGTGTGATGAGCATAGACCCTGCAGGACGAGGAAAGGACGAAACAGCTTACGCAGTAGTCAAGATGATGAAAGGTCAACTATATCTGACAGCATGTGGTGGGACGAAGAATGGTTATCAAGAGGATTCTCTGGCAGTCTTGACTCACGTAGCCAAGTCGCAGAACGTCAACAAAATAATTGTAGAAAGCAACTTCGGAGACGGAATGTTTACACAATTATTAAAGCCTGTTTTAGCTAAGAAGCATCCTGTAAGTATAGAAGAAGTTAGACACAATGTTCAAAAAGAGAAACGTATCATTGATACATTAGAACCTATGCTCAATCAACACAGGCTTGTAGTAGATGAGAGGGTAATACTTGATGACTACAACTCTGAGACAGAACTAAAGTATAAACTTTTCTATCAACTTACCAGACTTACACGTGACAGAGGTGCACTTATACATGACGATAGGTTAGATGCTTTAAGTATAGCTGTAGCTTACTGGATTGAAACTATGGATAGAGACATAGACATGGCTGTACAAGACCATAAGAACGAACTGTTAGAAGAAGAGTTAGACAGATTCATGGAAGCAGCTATGGGTAAGAAAGGTAATACAGACAACTGGACTAACCTGTATGAAGGTAGAGATAGACCATAACAATTAATACCCCCTCACATAGATAGGGGGGTAAACCCCACTATAGTATAACTATAGTATAACTATATAGGTAGTATATAGGTAATAGGGATATGTCATTTCTTTAAGTATTACTTTAGGTGTTACTTTAGGTGAGGCTTGAAATGAGCCTTTAGTTTTACTAAAAAAATCTGAGGGGCTTATACGTAGATGCTGCTGCCAATTTACCCCATTCGACCTAGCCAAGCCTTTAAAAAATCAAGAGGGTAGTAGGGTATTGTCTATTAATATTGCGTATTATTCCATTAAATATTAAGGAATGACTGGTTTACCATGAGATTAAATAACCTATTACTATTATTAATGGTTATCTTTTAGTTTTTTTCTTTAGCTTTGTCTTTCTTTTGGTCTATTTTTTTCTAATTAATAAACCTTCATTAATCTTTAAGTTTAAAATAAATTATAAATAACTTGAATTAAACATAAAAAAAGATTATTTATATAAGACTAGATTATTATTTAAATTTCATTTGTTTACTTTTTTAATCTATCTGCTTCTCATCGTTGGTGAATTATTCAAGGTTTTAGAAGGTTAGCAATAACCTTGCTTAACAATAATGTTAAGTATTTTAGAAAGTCTAAAACTATGAAAAACAATAATAATAAAATATCATTAATCGAAATATTATCTTTAATCAAAGCAAGAAGGGTATTCGAAAAACCTTCAAGAGTTTATAAAAAAAGATACGGTATAACTAGAGGTAAGCAATCACTAGGGTTACATTTTGGTTTAAAATCTAAATATTATTTTTTAGGTAATGCAGGAAATAAAACATTTATACCTTCTTTACCTACTATGGAACGTAACAAGTATTTAAAGGTTAACGCAGAAAATATAATTGTTACTAATAATAGGAATGATAAAACCAGAAAGTATGTAGGTTTATTTTCTAACTTTGAAAAAGGTGTAATATAATGATTAATGAAAAAGCTAACAGGCTACAAGATAGTTATAATTTAATTGTTGATGTCCATAAATACGTTGATGATTTAATTATAGAAGCTAAAAACTCAAGTACTAAAGGTTTTTCAACTAAACAATTATGTCATATTGTACATAGTGTATTTGGTGGTAAATCTTATGATATAGCTTTTAGTTATATATTAAATAAACGTGGGTTATCACGTTTTAGTGATAGTAGGTTCTAATATGATTATTAAAGCATTACTTGAAACAATCTTATTAATTAGCTTTATTGGTTTTATATTAATTATAGCTTAAAAACATTTTAAAAGGGTTTGGACGGTTTTAAATCGTCTAACCTTCTAAAACCTTGGATATTAACTTTTAACTATTACAAGGGGTTTAAAATGGAATTTTCACAAATACATATTTCAAAAGGTTCTGGAAAACTAGAGTTAATTAATAGTATTTCAACAAATACCTTAACTAATGATTATTGTAGTAAACAAGCTAAAAATAAAAAGTCTATTTGTAGTTTATGTTATAGCCAAAAATCATTAAAAACTTTTCGTAAAAATATGGTAAATGTTTTAGATAAGAATAGTCGTTTATTAAGTGAGCAATTAATTCAAAAATCTTTATTACCTACTATATTTAATAGTTATTTTAGGTTCAATTCGCATGGTGAATTAATTAATTTAATACATCTTGAAAATCTGGTAAATATTGCAAAAAAGAATAAACATTGTAATTTTACATTATGGTCTAAAAGATATGATTTAATAACCATATTTTTTGATACTCATAAAAAACCTAAAAACTTATTTTTGGTTTATTCAAATAGTAAATTAAACAAACCTGTTTATTTTCCAATTAAACATTTTGATAAAACATTTAATAATATTACTAAAGACAAAGTTAATGATTTTAAAATAAATTGTTTTTCTAAATGTAAAGATTGTTTACTTTGTTACACCAAAAATAAAACGACTACTATTATTGAAAAGGTTAAATAAAAAAAAGGTCTATAGATTAATTTTTATAGACCTTTTTTATTGCCTAAAATTAATTAAAAAAACTCAGCTCGAGAATTTTATTTAACAAGTTAATAATCTATATTCTAAAATTTCCCAAAAATTCACCATATTTTGCATCTTGTTCCCTTCTTGTTCCCTTCATAAATTTTTTTTCTTGTTCCCTCTTGTAATTTTATATAGCACTTCCTATATGTAAGTTTGTATTTGTAGACACATGGCTTTTCTTCATAGTTTTTCCATGTGTCTACAAGTATTAACTTTAATGGAGGACTAAATGATTAAATGTGGTAAATGTAAAGAGGTTAAGGGTAACCCTGAAGATATGGCAAACAATATATCAGATTTATTATTATGTGATGATTGTTATACAGAGGTAAGGTACTTAGTACTAGATAACTTAGCCTTAGATAACTTAAGCCAATTAAATATATAGGAGGACTAAATGATTACTGTAACACAAACAATGTATGACAAGTCTTGTATAGATGCTAACAAGTCTGTCATGGGTTTCTTTGAGCATTACTTTGGTGAAGAACCATTCAATACTTATGGTGCTTACTACATGATTAGAGGTATATACGAAGATGATTGTACTCTTAAACTATTTAGGACTAAGGGTAGGAAAGATAGACGTATAGCTTTTCCTATGTGGAAGAAGTACATCAAAGTTGGAGATACTATTAAGTTAACTATAAATGACGTAGACCAAATTGGTATTGAAGTGGAGTAAACAATGAAAGTAGAAACACGATATAAAAAAGCATTGGTTAATATTTTATATTACCAAGCATTAAATATGAGCAAGGAAGAACTTCAACCTGTATTGTTTTTTGAAGAAGTAGCAACAGACTTTTGGACACTTGAACAATGTCGTATGCAATACGTCAAAGACCAACTAGATTTTATTGAAGAAGGTAATCTTGATGATGAGATTGAAGAAACTTGGAATAAAGTATTTATAAAGGAACAAGTTTAATGACACAGAAAATTAAACTAGAACTATTAAAGGTTAAGTATGCTATCAAAGATATGTTAGGTCTTGATGGTTGTACTCAAAGTAATGACGAACAATATAAACAAATGATAGAACGATTAGAAACTTTAGAGGAGGACTCTGTGAAGTATAGATATACACATGAAGAACAATCAGTTGACATCAGGACATGGACTGTAGAGTCAGACGTTCCATTGACTGATGAACAAGTAGGAGAATTATGTAGTGAGCATGGTTATGCTGAAGGACAAGTAGCCCATCTTGATACGTCTTCTGTTGAGTATCATGGTACTGAGTATGGTGATGACTCACAAATAAATACTTATTGTACTAAGGGAAACTAATGAACTGTTGGCATTGTAATACTGAATTAATATGGGGTGGTGACCATGATATAAGCGAGGAGGATGGCTATGCATACGAAGGTATAGTCACTAACCTCTCTTGTCCTAACCCTAATTGTAACTCTCATGTTGACGTTTATTTACCTATAGAAAGGACTGATGATGAACCTGATTGAACTTGAATATAAAACAAGTAATAAATTTAAATTGTTTGTTGATGCTTCAGTAAAAACTATGTGGGCAGAAGCAATACAAAATGATGACATTGGTGATACTTGGCACTCATTTTGGTACAGAGATAGACCATATGATTTTAATATATGGACTGATGATGTTACTAATGTGACATATTGTTCTATCTACTCTTGTTATTATGATGAGGATAACGATATATGTACTAATGATTCAGATTTTTACAGAGTTAAAGAGGAGAAGATACTTGTACATTGACCCAATACCAACAAACACACATCTTGTTGACGTAGTAAGCGAATATAAAAAGCTACGTCAACTTCAGTATGACTTTGAATGGGACGAGAACTCCCAACGAGCAGAGTTCTACAAATCACAAGCAAATCATTATCATAAATTAATGCAAAAAGGTATCTTGTTTGACCCTTTATTTTAAATTAATATACGCACCTCAAACCATAGGAGAATCATATGCCAATTAGAAAAATAGCAAATGCTTGGCAAGTAGACATTCGTAAGAAGGGTGTCGTATTTCGCAAGTCATGTTCCTCTAGGAATGATGCAGTCAAACTTGAGAAGCATTGTATGAAATGTATTGAAGATGGGTTACCTTTACCAGAGGCAAACTGTGTCTTAGGTATGACATCTGAAATCTTGTTCCGTAAAACTGCAGATAAGTATTGGTCAGACTCTGATTGGGGTCTAACACAGATACGTAGACAAGATAAAATACTTGATGTCATGGGACGTCATGTTCCTATTGCAGACATAAGTGCCACTCTGATTGATGACGTTATACAACACTTCAAAAAGAATGGTGCATCAGCATCATCACTCAACAAGATTAGTGCTTGTATATCTAAGTCACTAAATCTAGCAGTAGACAGAGGGTGGATAGATAGGAAACCTAAACTTGATTGGATACCAACTAAGAATGGTAGACTAAGATATTTAATCCAAGAAGAAGAAGCCTATCTTGTTCAAATCTTAACTGCTAAACAAGAGATAGACTGCAGAGATTTTTTCTTGTTCCTGTTGGACACAGGTTTACGTAGAGGAGAGGGCTTACGTTTGTCCTGTCGTGACGTTGACCTAGACAAAGGAACTCTTTCTGTTTGGGAAACTAAGAACGGACATCCTCGTACTGTTCCGTTGACAAGACGAGTCAAAAATATATTACAGACTCGTATTGACACAGAAGGCAGACTAAAAAACAAACCTATATTTAATCTTACAGAAGACAAGATAAGACGTGTATGGGAATGGCTACGTGAGGACATGGGTCTACAAGATGACAAAGAGTTTGTCTTACATAGCTTACGTCACACCTGTGCATCTCGTCTTGTTCAGCGAGGAATACAACTGCAAGTTGTACAACAATGGCTTGGTCATAAGTCTATACACATGACTCTAAGATATGCACACCTAGATACGCAAAATCTTTTAGATGCGAGTAGAGTGTTAGAATCTGATGACAAATTTATGGACAATATGACAGGCTGATATGTGTAAGTATCTGAATTATAGATTGGTAATTCTAAGTCACTCGACTTAAAATCCCTCGACTTAACAGTCATGTCGGTTCGAGTCCGACCCTGGGCACACCTTCTAAGTAATTCAAATACTTCATAAAGTTAACAAGTCCCCTGATTTCTCAGGGGCATTTTAATCCTGTTTACGTCAGGTTTTTTAGACAATCGTAGACAACTTTTATGGAGAGTTCAGTATGGACACACGACAAGTATCGTTAGAACGTGAAATGCGAGAAGAAGGAATCCACAGATTCCACAAGAATAACCTACAAAAAGCAGAGAAAGCCCAAGAATCTACAACTACCTATGGTCAATACCTCTTGAGACAGACAGTCTTAAAGGTAGAAGAAGCCATCAATGAGCATATAGAATCTTCTATGAAGGGTAGGTCAGGTAAGTCAGCTACATCAGCAGTCTTGTTGAATGACCTAGAGCCATCAGTCATAGCAGTCATCACCTTGAGGGTGGCACTATCACAGATAACTAGGAAGAGAGACTATAGTAGTTCTGCAGTAGCTTTAGGTATGGCTATTGAAGATGAGTTGAGGATAAGAACCTTTGAGGAAAACAATCCTCGTCTGTATAGGGTAGTTAAGAAAGACCTAGACAAGAGGTCATCAGGCTATACTTATAAGAGACGTAAGTTAATTGAGTCATCAAGAAGAGATGGTCAAGAGTGGGCATCATGGACACAGAGAGAGAAACTCTTGGTGGGTAATGCCTTACTTGATTTAACTATAGTCAATACAGGTCTGTTAGAACTGAAGAGTATGATGAAGGGTGGCAAGAGAAGACAACTCTTGTTGGCATCAGAAACTACACTAAAGATAATCAAAGACCTTAGTGCTTTCCAAGAGATACTCAGACCTGAGTTTTATCCTTGTGTTGTTCCACCTAAAGATTGGACTACACCTACGGATGGTGGTTATCACACTCATCATGTTCGTCAGATACCTCTTGTTAAGACTGAGAACAAGAACTACCTACAAGAACTCAAGCACTTTGATATGCCTATGGTGTATGGAGCAGTCAATGCCATGCAACAGACAGGGTTCAAGGTCAATCAGTTTGTCTTACAGGTACTGAAGGACATCTGGGATAGTGGCATAGCTTTACCTAGCTTACCACCATCAGAGAACGCAGAAATTCCTAACAAGCCACATGATATTGCTACCAATAAACAAGCTAAGATTAATTGGAAAAGAAATGCAGTCATCATACATACAGAGAACAATCGTATGGCATCAAAGAGACTCTTGTTAAGGAAGACAATACAGATAGCTGACAAGTTCAAAGATGAGAAGGCTATCTACATGGTGTATCAGTTAGATTTTAGAGGACGTATCTATGCAGTACCAAACTATCTGAACCCACAGGGCACAGACTTTGCCAAAGGACTACTGCTTTTTTCTGAGGCAAAAAAATTAAATGAGCAAGGGGCTTGTCACTTAGCTATACATGGGGCAAATATGTTTGGTTATGATAAATCATCTTTGCAAGAACGTATTGATTGGGTGCAAGATAACCAAGAGAGAATACTATCCTGTGCCAAAGACCCATTGGCTGACCTATGGTGGGCTAAAGAATCTGATAAACCTTTTCAGTTCTTAGCTTTCTGTAAAGAATGGGAAGGTCTTGTTGCTGACCCTGAGAACTTTGAGTCTAGTCTTCCTGTCTGTGCTGATGGTAGTTGTAATGGACTCCAACATTTTGCAGCAATGTTAAGGTCAGAGACTACAGGTAAAGAAGTTAATCTTGTACCAATGGATGACCCACAAGACATCTATCAGAAGGTAGCTGATACAGTTACACATAAGCTAAAAGAAATGCCAGATGATTTAGCACAGAAGTGGATTGAGTATGGTGTATCTAGGTCTTGTTGCAAACGTCCATGTATGGTGTTGCCTTATGGTGGTAAGCAATATTCTTTTACAGATTTTGTAATGGATTATATTGTTGAGCAACGTGACAAAGGTATCTCACATCCATTCGGTGAGGATGTATTTAAAGCAGCAACCTTCTTGTCCAAGTTGATATGGCAATCTATATCTGAGGTTGTTCATGCAGCAACTGATGCTATGGCATGGTTACAAAAAGCAGCAAGGGTTGCATCTTCAGAAGGACTACCTATCAGGTGGGACACACCATGTAATCTTCCTGTGCTACAGGCATACCAAGAAGTTAAGTCTAGTCAGATACAAACCAAGTTACTTGGCAAAGTATTTAAACCTAGAGTGTATGCACAGACAGGTAAGTTAGATAAGAACCGACAGGCTAATGGTATCTCTCCTAACTTTGTACATAGTATTGATGCTAGTCACCTGATGATTACTCTTCATGTTGCCAAGCAGTTAGACATACATTCTTTTGCAATGGTACATGATAGCTATGGTACTCATGCTGCAGATGCTGAAGAAATGTGGGGTGCATTACGTACTGCATTTGTTGAGATGTATTCACAGATGGATGTACTAGAAGAGTTTAGGAATTATCTTTTAGAAGTTCTACCTGAACACAGACACAAAGAGATAGAACCAATACCAACTAAAGGTAATCTTGTTTTAGACCACGTGCTTGAGAGTTCCTTTTTCTTTGCATAATTAATACCCACTCACTTAGACCAATGAAACTATTAAGAGGTTAATAATGAATAAAATACAATACGAAAATATAGTCACACCTGCAGGTAGAGCAATCTATCCTTGGTTGATTAATCCTGACACAAAGTTTAATGCGTTAGGTGAATACAAGGTTAGCCTTTCGCTACATAGTAGTGAAGCTGAACCTCTCATCAAGAAGATAGATGAAGCTATGGAAAAAGCAAAAGCCCTAGCACCTGAAGGTAAGAAGATTAAGTTACAAGACCCACCTTACTACAATGAAGTAGATGGGGATGAACAGGAGACAGGTAACATCTTGTTTAAGTTTAAGTCTAAAGCACAGATACAAACTAAAGATGGTAAGACTGTACGTATCTCTCCAAAACTTTTTGATGCTAAAGGAACTTTACTCAGGGATGTAGATGACATCTGGGGTGGTTCTAAGATTAAGATTAGTGCTGACCTTGCTCCTTACTATGTCGGTGCTGTTGGTGCAGGTGTAAGCCTGAGACTAAAAGCAGTACAGATAATTGAATTAGTAAAGGGTGGTGGTAATGCAAACAGCTACGGTTTTGAAGCAACCGAAGGTTATGAAGCCTCGTCAGAGGCAAGTCAAAGTGGGTTCGATACTGCAGATGCACAAGAGGACTTTTAGTAAAATCGCTAGGGCTAAAGGTTATCGTAGTGGACTCGAAGAAAAAGTTGCAAGTGAACTCAACGCATTAGGTATCAAGTTTAGTTATGAACCTAAAGGTTGGGTCACTTACAACAAACCTACCTCAAGATACAAACCAGATTTTGTATTACCGAATGGAATCATAGTAGAAACAAAAGGACAGTTCCTTAGTTCAGATAGAACTAAACATAAACTCATAAAGGAACAACACCCTAAGATTGATATTAGATTTGTGTTTAGTAATTCCAAAAAAAGATTAGGTACTAAGTCTAAGACTACCTATGCAATGTGGTGTATCAAGTATGGATTCGACTATGCAGATAGAAGTATCCCTAGCGAATGGATAAATGAAAACCAAACCCTTTCTAGGATGAAGGCAATTAAGGTATTAGGAATATGAATAAAAGAACTAAGACTAACTTTATAGTTGTGCATTGTGCTGCAACTAAACCAAGCATGGATACAAGTGCTGCTGATATAGACAGATGGCACAGGGAACGTGGTTGGTTAAAGATAGGTTATCACTTTGTTATTAGACGTAACGGAGAGATAGAAGAAGGTAGACATATAGAAGAAGTAGGAGCACACGCAAGTGGTTACAACTCTGGTTCTGTTTCTGTCTGCTTGATAGGTGGACTGTCTGAAGATGGTAAGTCATCTGAAAACAATTTCACAGAAGAGCAATGGGAATCTTTCGGAGCAGTCATTGACACTCTGACAAACAGATACCCTAACGCAAAGGTCATTGGACACAACGACATATCTAAGAAAGATTGTCCAACATTTAATGTAGGAGAATGGTATGCACAATACAGGTCAGATGACGAGTACGCAAACGAGTGATGTAATTTTTATTATGCACGAACCATGTCCTAAGTGTGACTCCAAGGATAACTTGGCACGTTACTCTGATGGACATGGTTACTGCTTTGGGTGTGGTCATTATGAAAAAGGAAACGAAATGGAAGCAACGGAATCTAGTAGCGAGAAGTTTGGTTTCCACAAAGTACTCGCAACAGATAATAAAGAACAAGAAACAATATTCTCGGAAGGTGAAATCAAAAGCCTCAACAGACGTGCAATAAACAAAGATACTTGTATTAAATTTGACTACCGAGTTACGACTCACATGGGTAATCCATGTCAGGTAGCGAACTACAAGCACAACAATAAGATAGTAGCACAGAAGTTGAGGTTTGCTGATAAGACATTTAAGTGGATTGGTTCATCACAAGATGTTGGCTTGTTTGGTCAACACCTGTGGAGAGACGGTGGCAAGATGGTTGTCGTTACCGAAGGTGAACTAGACTGCATGAGTGTTAGTCAGGCACAGGGAAATAAATGGGCAGTTGTCTCCATAAAGAATGGTTCGCAAGGTGCGAAGCGAGATGTACAAAAGTCTCTCGAATGGTTAGAGAAGTTTGAGAGTGTCATCTTTATGTTTGACATGGACGATTCAGGACAATCGGCTGCTCATGCTTGTGCTTCTGTACTAAAGCCTGGGAAAGCTAAGATAGCACAACTCCCTCTCAAGGATGCTAACGATATGTTAGTCGAAGGTAGAATCAAAGAACTTATAGATGCCATATGGTCAGCTAAAACATTTAGACCTGATGGTATTGTAAGTGGAGAAGACTTATGGGGTGACGTATCTAAAGAAGATGTAGTTGTCTCTGTTGACTATCCTTTTGTTGGACTCAATGAGAAGACACATGGCTTACGTAAGTCAGAACTTACAACTATAACTGCAGGTTCAGGTATAGGTAAGAGTGCTCTTGTCAGAGAGATAGGTTACAACCTTATCAAAATGGGAGAACGTGTTGGTTTTATTATGCTCGAAGAAACCGTTAAGAGAACTGCTCTTGGACTTATGGGGCTACACCTTAACAAACCTTTACATCTTGGTAATGTTCCTACCGAAGAGTCTGAGTTACTTGATGCGTACAATAAGTGCATCGGTAATGGTAGGGTATTTTTCTACGATAGTTACGGTAGCACTTCTATCGACAACCTCCTCAGTCGAGTACGTTTTCTATCACAAGGAACAGAATGTGATTGGATTGTTCTTGACCATCTCAGTATTGTTGTTTCTGGTCTTGGGGATGGTGATGAAAGACGATTGATAGATAATGCAATGACTATGTTAAGAACCTTAGTACAAGAGACAGGTGTTGGTTTGATATTAGTATCACACCTAAAACGTCCTGATGGAAACAAAGGACATGAAGAAGGTGCACAAACATCTCTGTCTCAATTAAGAGGTAGTCATGCTATTGCACAACTATCGGACATGGTTATCTCTCTTGAAAGAAACCAACAAGGTGATGACTCTAACTTAACTACTGTTCGTGTATTAAAGAACAGGTTTAGTGGTGACACAGGAGTTGCCTGTCACGTTCAGTATTCTCCAGACACAGGAAGAATGACTGAGACAACACTAGAGTTTAATGAAGAGAAGGATGAGTTCTAATGTTAGGACACGTATTTATAATAGCTGAAGAAATTATGAAAGGAACGAAATGTCAGAGAACCTACGAGAAACATACGTCAGAGACTTTCAAAAGTGTATGGGTCAAGATATTGACATACCTTACAATCCGAAAGCCTTATACCTAAGAATGAACTTAATCAAAGAAGAACTAAATGAACTACAAGATGAAGTAGAGAAAAGTATCTTTGAGTTTAAAGAGAATAGTGGAAAGATAAACAAAGAAACTAAACAAAACATTCTTAAAGAACTATGTGATTTGATGTATGTAGTATCAGGCTTTGCAGTTACCTTTGGACTTCCAGTTCAAGTAGCCTTCAACAGAGTACACCAATCTAACATGAGTAAGTTAGTTAATGGCATCCCTCAATTAAACGATTGGGGTAAGGTTCAGAAGGGTAAGAATTATAAACCACCAAACATGGAGGATTTAGTTTGAGATATGTATTCGATATAGAAACAGATGGACTGTTAGATACAGTTAGTAAAGTCCATTGTCTTATATTAAAAGACATAGATACAAATGAAATTATATCTTATGTAGATAATTGGGAAGAAGGGGTTAAACGATTAGAAGATGCTGAGTTAATTATAGGACACAATGTTATTAAGTATGACATACCTGTACTAAAGAAGCTGACTACGTTTAACCCTAAAGGTCTTGTAAGAGATACACTTGTATGCACACGTTTAATATGGGCAGACATAAAGCAAGGTGACTTCACAAGAACAAACTTCCCTAGCAAACTTATAGGCTCTCATAGTCTACGAGCATGGGGTCATAGGATTGGAGATTATAAAGATGACTATGATGGTGGATGGGAAACATTCAGTCAGGAGATGTGGGACTATTGTATCCAAGATTGTAATGTTACTCATACGTTATGGAATAGAATTAGTGAAAAAAATTATTCGCAACAAGCCTTGGAGTTAGAGCATGAACTTACTGAAATTATTTACAGGCAAGAGACTTATGGATTTGCCTTTGACAAACAGGCTGCAGGTTCTTTATATGCAGAACTGTCAGCCAGAAAACATGAACTTGAAACTAAACTTAGAACGGTCTTCCCTGATTGGGAAGTTAAGACACCATTTACTCCGAAAGTAAATTCAAAAAAGTTTGGGTACGAGAAAGGTGTACCTACACATAAAGTAAAACTCATAGAGTTTAACCCTAGTAGTCGTGACCATGTTGCTAATCGTTTACAAACTATTCGAGGATGGATACCAAAAGACTTTACCAATGATGGTAAACCCAAGGTGGATGAAGAAGTTCTATCACACCTAGATTATCCTGAAGCAAAACTTCTTGTTGAATATTACACCTTACTTAAAAGGTTAGGACAACTTGGAGATGGTAACCAAGCATGGTTAAAGGTAGAGAAAGACTCTCGCATACATGGCTCTGTAAATACAAATGGGGCTATAACTGGACGTGCAACCCATGCATACCCAAACGTAGCCCAAGTACCTGCCAACGGTGTACCGTATGGTAAGGAGTGTCGTTCACTTTTCATTCCATCTTTAGGAAAAGAATTAGTAGGCATTGATGTTTCTGGTTTGGAACTTAGATGCTTGGCACATTACATAGCTAAATATGATGGAGGAGACTATGCCGAGAAGGTTGTTCATGGGGACATTCACACAGAGAATCAAAAAGCTGCAGGGCTTACCACAAGAAACCAAGCCAAGACATTTATTTATGGATTCTTATACGGTGGAGGTGCAGCAAAACTGGGACAGATTGTCGGTGGCTCTGCTAAAGAAGGAGCAAAATTAAAAGCAAGATTCTTGAAGGCACTTCCTGCTCTCAATACTTTAATACAGAAAGTACAACAGGCATCAACAAAAGGATATTTGATTGGGCTTGATGGCAGACGTATCAAAGTAAGAGCAGAGTATGCAGCACTCAATACCCTACTGCAATCAGCAGGTGCATTGATATGCAAACAATGGTTAATAGAATTTGACCATGCCCTAAAGGAAACAGGGTTATGTAAACAGGCACAACAAGTAGCATGGATACATGACGAAATCCAAGTAGAAGTTGAGAAAGGATACTCAGATGAAGTCGGAAGAATCGCAGTTAAATCTATTCAAAGAGCAGGAGAGCACTTTGGAATCAGATGCCAACTTGACGGAGAGTTCAAAGTTGGAAGCAACTGGGCTAACACCCACTAAGAAGAACCGTAAGAAGTTTGATATTGACCTAGCTTATGGAAAAGTCTTTGAAGATAAAATCAAAGATATGCTTCAAGGAAAAAAGATTGAAGTAAAAACAGAAAAGAATATCTGGCAGAAGTCAGGCAACATTGCAATCGAGTTTGAATCATATGGTAAACCTTCAGGTATAAATGTTACTGAAGCAGACTATTGGTTTCACAACTTATCTATTGATGACGAAGTATATTGCACATTAGTTTTCTCAACACCAATGCTTAAAAATATTGTAGAGAAACTAGATTACCACAAAGTTATTAAGGGTGGTGATAACTGGGCATCCAAGATGTACTTAGTTAACTTATCTAAATTATTTTCAACTGACACACTTAAACTTTTCAAGGAGAAAATGGATGAAAAGGACGTTGCTAATTGATGGAGACATTGTTATCTACCAATACTCTTCTACTGTAGAGAAGGAAGTTAATTGGGGTGATGACGTATGGTCTTTATGGGCTGATGCCAAGGAAGCTAAACAGTTAATCCTACAATACATAGATATATTAATGGAGAAGACAGCAGCAGATGAGTTGGTGTTTTGTTTCACAGGCAAGGATAACTTTAGGAAAGACATCTTAGATACTTACAAATCTAACCGTAAAGATAAACGTAAACCTGTTTGTTACAAAGCCTTAAAGGAATGGATAGAAGAAAACTATGATACTGAAGAGTGGCATGGTTTAGAAGCTGATGATGTATTAGGAATCATGGCAACTTCAGGTGACCGTTTCATTGAAGGTGAAAAAGTTATTGTATCTGAAGACAAAGACTTGAAAACAATTCCATGTAAGTTATGGAGAAGTGGTGAGTTACTAAACATTACTAAAGAAGAAGCAGACTACAATCATTTATTCCAAACACTAACAGGAGACACTACAGATGGCTACTCAGGACTACGAGGAGTTGGCGAGGTTAAAGCGAAAACAATACTTACTGTACCTACTTGGGCAAGTGTCGAAGCTGCTTTCATCAAGGCAGGATACACAAAAGAAGATGCGTTAATTCAAGCACGTCTTTCTCGTATTCTAAGGTTTGAAGATTATAACTTTGAGTACGGTGTTCCTAATATGTGGAGTCCCAGTTAATGGAGTCTTATGCAAACTATATGGTTAGAAGGATAAATGAAGAGATGGAAAAGGAAGACGATAGTAGTCCAATAGACCCCAAGCATTACAGTCAATGGAAGATAGAACCTATAACTTTCATTATGGAAAATGACTTAGGGTTTTGTGAAGGTAACATCATTAAGTACATCATGCGTTGGCAGATGAAGAATGGCATTACTGATTTAAAGAAAGCAAGACAGTACATAGATTTTATTATTAAGAAGGAAGAGGAACAGGGATGATACCTAATCAGCATTATGGAATGACACTACCATTATCAGAAGAAATAGACACACAAAAATACAGACAAACAGGAGAAGACTTTTATAGTAAGGTAGTTCGTATTGCAGGTGCATTGAAAGATTCACCTACACACTTTGAAGATTTCAAAGATGCGTTACGTAACATGAGGTTTCTTCCTGCAGGTAGAGTACAAAATGCTATGGGTGCTGCAAGACAGACTACAGCATTTAACTGTTTTGTGTCTGGGACTATTGATGATTCTATGGAATCTATAATGGCACGAGCCACCGAAGCATCTGAGACTATGAGACGTGGTGGTGGTATAGGTTATGACTTCTCTAAGCTACGTCCAAGAGGTGACCTTATAAAATCTTTGGACTCAAGGGCATCAGGCTCTGTGTCTTTCATGGGTATCTATGATTCTATCTGTCAGACTATCGCATCATCAGGTCACAGACGTGGTGCACAGATGGGTGTACTTAGAATTGACCATCCAGACATTGAGCAATTCATCACAGCTAAACATGACTCTACTTCATTAACAGGATTTAATATTTCTGTTGGAGTTACAGATGAGTTTATGAGATGTCTAAAAGAAGAACGACCTTTTCCTCTAACCTATGAAGGTAAAGTCTACAAGGAAGTAGACCCTGTTGCCTTGTGGGATATGATAATGAGAAGTACATGGGATTGGGCAGAGCCTGGGGTTTTATTTATAGATACCATCAACAAGATGAACAATCTATATTACTGTGAAACTATTGCTGCAACTAATCCATGTGGAGAACAACCGTTACCACCATACGGTGCTTGTCTTCTAGGTTCATTTAACTTAGTTAAGTATGTAACTGACAAGAAGTTTGACTTTGGTTTGTTTACAGGTGACATAGCTACTGTTGTTAGAGCAATGGATAACGTAGTCGATAGAACTATATACCCATTGAAAGAACAAAGAACAGAAGCTGAGAACAAGAGAAGAATGGGACTAGGAGTTACAGCCTTATCTAATGCTGCAGAGATGTGTGGTTATCCATATGCTTCTGAAAAGTTTAATGAGTTTACAGAAAAAGTAATGTCAACATTAAGAGACTACTGTTATGCAACTAGTGCAGACCTTGCAAAAGAAAAAGGTTCTTTCCCATTGTATGACCAATACCATTACATGAAAAGTAAATACATACAGACATTACCTGATTGGGTAAAAGAAAAGATATTACAGAATGGTATTAGAAACTCTCACCTAACTTCTATTGCACCAACAGGAACTATCTCTCTTACTGCAGACAACGTGAGTTCAGGTATTGAACCACCTTACTCATTGTTCTATGACAGAACTATACAACAGTTTGATGGACACCAGATAGAACGAGTAGAAGACTATGCTTACACGCAAGGTGTTAAGAGTAGAACTGCTAACGAAATTAGTGCACAAGAACATTTAGAAGTACTAGCTATTACATCTAAGTATATTGATAGTGCTGTTAGTAAGACTTGTAATGTAGGTGATGATGTTACTTACGAAGACTTTAAGAAACTATATACAAATGCTTGGGAACTAGGATGTAAAGGTATAACAACCTTTCGTGCTGCAGGTAAAAGATATGGTATCTTAAATGAAGTTAAAGAAGATAAGCCTAAAGCAGAGGCTTGTTTTATTGACCCAACCACAGGGCAAAAGGAATGTTCCTAATGCCCTCTCATAAAGAGGACTATCATGGCTTTAAATAATCAAGACGAAGATTCTTTACCCTATACTGGAAGCCAATTAGTAGATAAATTAAATAAAGTATTCCCAGAAAAATCTGCCGAACTAGGTATGTCTATCGAAGAACTAATGTTTAAAGGTGGACAAAGGTCAGTAGTTAATTGGCTTGTAGAATTACAAAAGAGGGAAGAACAACAGAACGAGGATTAAGATTCATGTGTATGCCAAGGTCAAGACCTGCCCCAACTCCACCACCACCACCTGTAGTAGAAGAGCCTACTAAGCAAGAGATTTATGATTCAACACCACACCAAGTTGATAAAGCTAGTAAAGTTAATAAGTCTACTAATACTACTAAGTCTAAGAAAAAAGGTAAGACATCTTTAAGAACAGACTTGAGTATTGGTTCAGGGGGTTCAGCAACAGGTGCAGGATTAAACGTAGGATAGTATAATGATAAATAATATTTCATGCTCCCAAAGATATCACAAATTTACAGGGGACAGGGAAATATACTTAGACAGAGCAAGAGAATGTTCTGAACTTACATTACCATCCCTTATAACACCTGAAGGTTTCAGTTCTGCTACAGACTTATACCAACCTTTTCAAAGCACAGGTGCTAGAGGTGTCAATAATTTAGCTTCTAAACTATTATTACTTTTATTTCCTCCTAACTCCCCCTTCTTCCGTTTGGCAATGGACACAAAAACCAAAATGGAATTAGACCAAGAGGGACAATTAAGAGCAGAAATAGAACAAGGTTTAGCAGGTGTAGAACGTGAGGTTATGGGAGAGATAGAAAACTCTGCCATGAGAGTTCATGTCTTTGAGGCACTAAAGCATCTTATAGTATCAGGTAATGTGTTACTTCATCTACCAAAAAAAGGTGGAGTAAGAGTATTTCCTTTATCTAGTTATGTATGTAAACGTGACCCTAACGGAGAACTGTTAGAAGTTATAGTAGAAGAAACTGTATCTCCTAAAGTATTACCTGAAGGTATGGATGGTATAGATTATACATCTGAAAAAGATATAAAGATTTATACTAAAGTAACTAGAACTAAAGAAGACGAATACTATATATACCAAGAAGTAGAAGGTATGGTAGTTCCTGATTCAGAAGGAACTTATAAGAAAGAACTATTACCTTGGAGAGCCTTACGTATGGTTCACCTAGATGGTGAAGACTATGGAAGGTCTTACGTTGAAGAATACCTTGGTGACCTAAAATCACTAGAAGGCTTAATGGAATCTATAGTGAGTGCTGCTGCAGCTTCATCTAAATTAGTATTCTTAGTTAGACCAAACGCATCTGTAAAGAGACGTGACCTAACTAATGCTAAGAATGGTGCAGTTATAGTTGGTTCTCCTGATGACGTTAAAGTACTACAGACTGAAAAGAGTAGTGACTTGAGAGTTGTCTTAGAAACAGTTAAGAGAATTGAAGATAGATTAGCATTTGCTTTCTTATTAAATACATCTATACAAAGAGATGCAGAAAGAGTTACAGCCGAAGAGATAAGATTTATGGCTCAAGAATTAGAGTCAGCTTTAGGTGGTGTGTATTCTATTCTGTCTCAAGAGATGCAGTTACCTATTGTACATATATTAATGGATAGGATGTCTACATCTAAGAAGATACCTAAGTTACCTAAAGGTACAGTTACACCTGTTATTGTTACAGGAGTAGAAGCATTAGGTAGAGGAAATGACCTTAACAAGTTAAGAGGTTATGTTCAGGATTTGATGCAATTAGCACAAGCAAATCCACAAGCAATACAAATGATAAATTTTAATGACCTAGTTGCAAGACTAGCTACTGGTCATGGTATTGATACTATAGGTCTTATAAAGACTGAAGAACAATTACAAGCAGAAATGCAACAACAACAACAAGCACAACAAGACCAAATGATGATGCAGACTATGCAAGATTCAGCACCAAATGTTGCTAAAGAAATGGCAAAGGGTGCAATGCAAAATCAACAAGAAACTGTAGAGGAATAAAATGGCAGAAAAAAGTCTAAAAGAACTAGAACCTAAAAAGGAAACTCCTAAAGAGAAAAGTTATCCTAAATGGCAGGGAACAGACAAAGCTGAAATAGGGGTTACTTATATTAAAGACAATGGAAATTTAATTAAAAAAGGTAATAAACCCTTATGAGTACAGAAACAATACAGATGGAAGGTAATATTACAGGAAGTGAAGCACCAGAAGAAGAAGTGGTACAGGAACGTCCTGAGTGGTTACCTGAAAAATTTAAGTCTCCAGAAGATATGGCTAAAGCCTATGGAGAACTAGAAAAGCAATTTACTAAATCAAGACAAGAAGAAACACCAGTTGAAGAAACTGAATCAACACCTACAGAAGATGCTAAAGAAGCAGTAGAAAGTGTTGGTTTAAATTTTGATGCTATGAGTGAAGAGTATATGGAGAACGGTCAATTATCTTCTGATACTTATGCTGAACTTGAATCAAGAGGTATCCCTAAAAATATTGTGGATTCTTATATACAAGGTCAACAATCACTAGCTGATAATATTAAAGGTGACATTTTTAATACTGTGGGTGGAGAAGAAA